TAACTATATTATTTTTATTCATATTATAACACTCCCTTAGTGTATTTGTTTATATAATTTTTTGACAGGTAAACGCCAACCGTCTATATTTAAATAACTCTTGTCAATTTAACTACAATAACATAATTATAAGGTAAAAGGTGTCCTTCTACACCGTTAAATTAAATTATCTAATCCTGTCAAAAATCTTTTTTTCAAAACCTTTCGCTAAAAAGAATTTACTAATTTTCTTTGATTATGTCAACCTTTTTTTACCTTTTTTTTTATTTTTTTTCCTCTCTATCCGGCATCTCTATCCGGCAATTACACACCATTTCTTGATCAAAAAATTTTTAGAGAAAAGTGTGAGCACAGAGATAAATTGCTTTATCTCTACACTCACACTACTCTATTCAGTTAATCGTGGTTTTCAGAAGCGTAATCGGAGTATACTTCTCCTTCAACTTCATCTGAATTCACTCTATAGATAAAGTCTTTATTCAGATGACACTTTTTACTAAATTCAGGCATCTTGTAGGTTTTTCCTATAATATCCTTACTTAATAAATTCCCTTTTACTAATAAGTTTGAAAGCAAGGAATTTTCTATATGTTTATCAGATATCTCATACTTTATTGGATAGAAATTAAAACTACTACTCATATTATCTCTAATATCAATAGTGTCTATTTCAAAGTCCTTATTTTTAAACTTAAGAGAATATTTATCCCAATAGACAATCCCAGTATTGTAGGAAAAACAATCTGTATAGTGTTGTTCAGGTGTTTGAGAATTTCTTAGTCTGAAGTCTAACATACCTGTATAAAACATTCTTGTTCTCATTGGAACTTCCATAATATTAAACAGATTATGGATATCTATAGAAGGATTATAATATGTCTTGTAGTTTCTTATAAAAGTATTAAATACTTTTTCATCTTCTACAAGTTTCTTTAAGTCCTTATCTAAAATATCTATTCTATCAATATTCAATGGAATATCTAATAACTCAGACACAGTCCACTTAATGCAATCATCTCCTCTCAAAGAGTAGAGAGTATCTCCCAGCTCTTTGCACTTGTCAAAGATACAACCCCAAAGGATTGCCCAGTGTTTTATCTTGTTTGCATTAAGAGTTCCTTGATGATATCTCAACTCTATACTCCCAGTCTTATTACTACAGAACGAAGGGTGCATATTTAGAGAGTGATATCTCTTGCCTCCAGCGTGTCTATCTCTATCATAGCTATAGTTATCATACCAAAACTCAAGAAATGTTTCTCTATCTTTTATTGTTTTGAACGACCCCAAGCTTTGAGACATAGGCCTACTATATGTTCCTTTAATTCTCGAAGGTGCTAACCAAGAGTATAGATGAGGTTCAAACATCTTAGTGAATAGAGATAATACTGCTCTATGATACCAATCAAAGTCTCTACTATCTATATGTAGATGAAGCCCTGTTCTGCTTGTCACAAAACTATCAAAGTTTTGCTTCAGAGAATCTGTTACAATACGAGAATCATCTAATAGATATGAGCCTTGTCTAGGATCTAGAACTATCTCTCCACTTGTTATTTCATCATCATCAATACCACTTATGCTACCATCAGAGACAATTTTGAACCCTAAATCCCTAGCAGTTAGAGAACCGTTTCGTTCTACAAACTCTTGTAAGTGCTTAGGTAAGTCTTCTTCAGACACTCTCTTTTGAAGAGAGCGACAAAGAACTCTTTCCATCTCTGCATAGGTATCAGCATAGTTATGCACTTCTATCTCTAATCCCATAAATCGTCTTGAAGTATTTTCTTCAAAACTAGGTTTCTCTTTAAATTTCTTAAAAGAAACCTTTCCTTGAGGCTCAGACATATAAGACTGATATTGAGATTCTTGATTAAGTGCATAACTAAGAACTTCTACACTATCAATTACTTCCCAATTATCAGTAGCATCTTGTGACGAGTGACGAGAACAAGTAGAACAATGATAGACTTCATCATAATCATTCCATATACCATCTTCTTGTAACATTTCTTCTCCACAATTGTCACAATGACAATATCTATCATAGTAGCAATCGTCACAATACACCTCGCCTTCTTGATTAGACTGCATATATTCTCTATGAGTAATATTCTCACAACTTTCACAATATATGTAGTTTTCGTCGAAACATTTATCACAGACCATTCTTCCTCGACTATTAATACTATAGTCAAATTCAGGGAAGTCTTTTAACTGCACTTGACAATCATCGCAGATTTCAAGGTTGTCTATGTCTTCTATCAACTCTGTAAGTTCTCCGAGTGTAGCCTGAGACATAGCATAAAACCTAAAAGTAGTTTCTAGTGCTATGTTAAGGGTAGAATAATAACTATTTTGACTACTCTGAGAGAATTCATCACCAGTCATACAAGATAAATTCTCATACTTCTGTTGTCTCTCAATGTAATCTTTAGCTAAGTTAATATATTTTAACTCTACATTTCTATTTAAAGAACTTATATTTATTGTTGGATTCATAGTAATACTCCTTCTTCTTTGTCTTTTAGTCCTACTTCTTGTTCTAGATTAAGTGCTTGTTGATAACAATCACAATCTTCAAAATCCATATCAACACCACAATATCTACAATAGACTGGAGAACTGATTTTTAATTTTACAAATTCCTCTTGTGAGAGAACTCTATTATCTACATTTATGTAGAACCAGTCCTCCTGTAGAGTGTCATAAAACCAGTTTCTGTCATCGTAGTCCTGATAGTATCTTTCTTGTAATAGGTGACTATCTATAATACTTCTTACTCCATAATCGGAATCATTAATATTATTAGTCTCCCAAACACTACCTTTTTGTGAATATTGAGTCGTAGAACCGTTACCATATTTAGCTTCAGAAAGTTTACTGTTATATGTATTATAGTAACTACCATTACACCAGCTACTTCCTAAAGAATAATATGTTTGACTCTCGAAGTTAAAATCAGACTTATCGACATTCGTCTTCATTTCATCGAATTTTAGAATATCAAAGGCATAGAGCCTATTCTTTTCTAATTCGATAGTTATAGAGTTAAAGACACCTGCTTTAATCAGTGCTTTCTCTATATATTCATCTCTAGAAGCATAGAATAGAATTCTTGCTTCTTTCCAATACGCAACACTGAGAGGCCTATTAGATTCCCTACATAAATAGAGAATATTATAGTTATCTTTGACAAAACTTAAAGCAAAGTCTCCCTTTAGATAGTCTACTGCTTCTTGTATATTGTCTGTTGAGTCAATAGCCTTAAATATTAACTGGCTATCTACTTCACAAACTTTATCAAGTTTAGTTTTTAGACTATACATATTAGTTAGGCACCCATTATGAGCACCTATTGTTCTACCAACTTTAAAAGGGTGAGCATTCTTAATAGAAATATCTCCCTGAGTAGCAAATCTTGTATGACCAAGATATATATGCCTATCAGGTAAACATTTCATAGAGTTTGCCCACTCTCTAGAAGTGACGAACTTAGAAGACTTTAGGAGGGATTTATGTATTTGGCTTTCAACTTCTCCAATTACTGCAAGTCCAGAGCTATCTTGTCCTCTATCCTCGCTATAAATAGCAAGTTCTCTGAGAACTCTCTGTGCTTTCTTAAGCTGTCTCTTGCTCTGTTGGTTAGGTTGTTTAGCCATACCATATATTCCACACATAAGTTTTTCTCCTTATAGTTATTGTTACATTATTGTTAGGTATATTACCTAAGACACCCTATCTAATAGACAGGGTGTTTCCATCTGCTATACCTAGCAGACTTCATCAGTTAGTTTTCAGTTTGTCCTAAATAAATTAGGACATCAACAACTGTTTTAGAGAAGGTATCATAGTCTAACTGGATATTGAATAAAGTAAAACCTACTTGTGATTTTAGTCTCTTCTTTATTTTCATAGGAACTCCAACTTCTCTATACATTGTATATATAGAATATTTGAGTTCTTTGTAATCCTTATTAACTCTCTTGAACAACCTCTCTATTCTTCTTCTTTCGAGTATTACTTCTTTCTCTGTCATAATACCCTCTTAACAAGATGAACAACCACAACGATCCTTGTACATAGAAGCGTATTTGTCATAATTTTTTATAACATCTAACCACTCCTTCTTGTTCAAAGTTGTCTGCATACGAGCTTCAGGAGACATCATATTATATTCTCCTTCCTCTTGCACTTCTACAAACTCGTTGAATTGTTCTTGTGTTACAGTCGCATTAGTAATTCTGATAGTATCTACTAACATTTTGACTCCTTTAGGGAGTAAATATTCTCCCTTGTACTTGAAACCATAAGTCAGCTCCATCTACTATGTCTAAGTTCGACTTTAAACTATTGCTAAAGATATAGTAATTCTTAGCAATTAGTGTCGGCCTATACATATTAGACTTAACTCTTGGTATAAATAAGAAGGGTTCGTCTCTCTTATCATAATGTAAGAGAACACTCCCTATTTTCCTATTATCCCTATGTACATAATACACTGGAATAGAGTGAACGCCTTTGTAGATTTTTCTGACTTCTACAGTCTCTTGTTTACTTGTAAGAACCGTTTCGTTCTTGTTCCATTTCGTCACAAGTTCTTTGTAGTTCTTATTTTTAAACAAAAACCATATTTGTCTTGGAAATTTTACTGTATAGTAAGTATCTCCGTTCTTATCTACTCTTTCTACAGCAGTAGTAAGAGAACAAATATCATCTTTGTAATTATCGCTTTTTCTTACTTTCATTTTATCTAACCCTCCCGAGTTATCTATATTAATTCAACTATAGCTCGCTATCCTGCTATCAGGAATTCGCGGCTAAGAATCAAAACTAATTCTATTATTAGTAATATATCTAATAGTTATTATCTACTATATGGTTTGTCTCTTAATCTTTAGAAACAACTTTGTTTTCTCGTTAACTTCATTAGACAATCTTTCAGTAGGAGTAATCGTTTTCTCTTCAAATTCATACTTGTCTACTAAGATTTCTGTCTTTGAATAGATATCTGTGCTGTCTGTTCTGCTGTGTATCTCAAAGTTCTTGTCTTTACATTCTAAAGAGTAATAAGTATCTGATTTACCAAGAGTAGTTGCAAGCTTTCTAACACCTGAGATAGCATCTCTTATTGTATCATAGCCAGTAGTTTGTGTGTAGAAATCATCATATGAGCCTACATCTTTTAACTTAGCTACTAACATTTTATGACTATCATCTAATAGCCAAAGTAATTCTGCTACAACATCATAATGTGAGTTAGCAACTCTCTCTATTGTAAATCTAATAGATATTTCCATATCTTCTACCGGAACTTTCTTATCTACCCACTGCTTACAGCAAGGACATTTAGTAGTTTCGGTTATATAGACATCTTTATTCTCTATTATCATTTTTCTATTATTCCTTTATAGAGTTAATTTCTCATTTTGGGTTATAAACCCCATTGAATTTAACATTTTTGGATTATAAAACAAATATATTCTTTTTTATTTAAAAGATAATGCTTATGTATTTCTACTCGCCTAAGTTTAGTTCGCTATCAGGCGAGTAGAATTGTATTACCTCGCTATCTTGCTTTTTAAATCGTTTTAGGTGTTTTTTTGAGATAGCGCTATTGGGGCACTATGATAATATTTATTTGTTTTTATCTTATTTATAACTATTATTTAATATTCGGCTTATCTGTTAATGATAAGGAATAAAATAAAAGGAATTAATCTAATGAATGTAATCAAGATTAAGTTTCAAGATTGTGCAAGTAAGGGAATTTCCTTACCTGATACTTCAGCTACTCAACACTATGCAACGCTTTTAGCTAAAGCTGAAGCAGATGATAAGATGAACGAAAACCTCGATTCCGGAGTTTTTAGTTCATTATCCAAAGAACAAATCAAACAAGCTAACATTGTTTCTGTTACGCCCGAAGATTTGGCGTTATCTAATGGTTCAGTTGTATCTTTTAGTTCAAATGTTGAACGATTAAATGCAATTTCAAGAGCAAAGGGAACGCGTCAAAGTTGGTGGCATACGAAGATGAAACTTTGTAATCCTGCTTTGTTTGAGGAGGGCGAATTATTCCTAAAAAAAGTTCAAGCCTATGCAGATAAAGATGCCAATTTTAAATATGAATGGGTTGAAAAGGAAACTTTGGATAATGGCGATATAGTCCAAAGGCGATTTAGTGGACAAGCTCAGTTCGGCTTTATTGGTAAACGCCCAACTTCTAAAGTTGGTAATCATAAACTACTTGGACAAACAATAACCAAATCTGAAAAGGTGGTAGAAAAAAGCAGTTAATCTAATAGTCGATTAGATGAAAAGGGGCATAAGTCGAAATTATGCCCTTTTTTTTGTCCAAATTGAAAGGCTTGACTTGGGGAATGGCTGAATAGAATTTAAGTTCTCTATTCAGCCATATTAACAATAATAATATTAATCGCTATCAAGCCAAACCACGCAAAACCTGATCACCGGAAGTCGATTATACTTGACATCATCAAATTATCAAAAGTGGGTAATGGACCAACGGTTGTTGACAACCTGAGTTAGCAGCTGCCCGTAACTCCATCAATATGTGGACTTAGAAATGTGCTCAAAGTGTGCTTAAAATCGGTGGGTAACGCATACCTTATATTAGGTAAAAGTGGGTGCTGTTGCCCTATGCTGTAAGTTCAGCAATATGTGGAGTTAGAGGATTTGACAGGGGGTTGCAGCTGGATAAATTAGATTTAATACTTTTGTTTTCCTAAATCTCTATCCAGCTGCAATAATCACTATTTGATTTTTCGAATTTTCAACGTAATCTTTCAAACTGCACTCTTTTTCGACCCGGCCCCCTTTGTGATTTGAAGAACGACACACAATCTAGCCCTATTTTTTGATACTGGACTGTTTTTTTCAACTTCTTTGTAAAATTTTGCGGGAATACTCTAATATGGGGTAAAAAACTTATAAAAAAAATTTTTCGGGATAAAGATCTCTCCGAGCACCGAGTATTATTAAATTAATAGATTTAATAGATTATTTATTAAGAGCACCGAGTATTAAAGGTAATGTTTTCCTTTTATTGTTGTCAACCATTATTTATCTTTAACTTTTTTAAAAAAGGTGTTGACGTGTGTACCAGTTAAATATTAATTTGCATACACATTTAACAAATAGGGAGAAAAGAATGGATTTATTAGGGAGTATAACTATTGGAGGACACAAGTATAGTATTCTTTTAAAAGATCTGGTACACGAGGACGACGATAAGACATTATATGGAAGACATATGGTAGATGCAAACATTATCTACTTAAATAAAAACATTGAAGAATCAAGAAAAAAAGAAACACTAATCCACGAAGTAATTCACGCAATTCTATATAATACAGGTCAAAAACATAAAGAACCAATGATAGAAGCGATATCGAACGGTTTTTTCCAACTAGGAATAGGAGACTATATATGGGAACAAGTAAAAAAAAATTGATACAAATAATGAAAAAAGGTAAATATACTAAAGAAGATATTATATTTTGGAAAGATTATAATTTAGCATATAAAGATACTATGAATTTATATAATGCAATGAGATGGGAAAAAAAACATAAATCATTTGAATCTAAAATAAAAATTTATGCTTTGATGCAGTTTTTACATAAAAGTTAAATATGCCTATGAATGATACTAAACAGGAGATAAGAGATATGTCACAAAAAACAACAACGTCTGAAGATGTTGTAGAGTATATTAAAGAGCATTACCCCGAAACTGAAGAAATGTTTAAGAAAGAGTTAAACAATATGTATTTAACCTTTTGTAGCAAACAATTTGATTACGGTCCAAATAACATTGCAATGGGAACCTTATTAAGCAATGACAAAGAAATCAGTATGTCCTTATTAGGGATTATAGTGAGATTAAATGACAAAGTTAACAGAATGGTTAATTTAGCCACTAAACACAGCTTCAAGGCACAAAATGAGCCGATTGAAGATGCGTTCTTAGATGTAGCAATCTATTGTATAATGGCATTAATCGTCAAATCAGGAAAATGGAGTAAATAATGACAAAGAGAGCAAAGAGTAAAAAAGTAGCTAAAAAGTTAGATTTTTGGCAAAGAGTATCACTTGGTTGGAAAAAGTTCTTTTCACACGGTTGGAGGTAATTATGGCCGCGATAAAATGGACAGAAGACGAAATTAGAATCATAGATCAATATGATAGAACTGCTAAGTCAGCGTTTGTATTATATCAAGAAATAAGAAAAGCTGGATATAATAGAACATATAAGGCAGTTTCAAGAAAAATTGAGGCTTTAGGTCTTAGAAAACCAACCCGATATACTACCGGACACGAAATGAGTATTGGATATTTAGACATTGAATCTACAGGATTTAGTGCAAATATAGATATTATGTTGTCCTGGTGTATTAAAGGAAGAGGAGTAAAAGAAGTAGCTGGTGCTTCCATAACAAGAGAAGAGCTAATGTCTGAAAATCAGGATGCTCGTATTGTGGAACAGCTTGTCGATGAAATGAACAAATATGATGTTCTATTTACATATTATGGAACGAGGTTTGATATTCCATTTATAAGAACTAGAGCATTGCATCATAAAACTTGGTTCCCGATGTATAGACAAAAATCGCATAAGGATCTATATTATGTGGTAAAATCTAAATTAAAACTACATCGTTCTTCATTGATGGCTGCAACCGAATTTTTTGGTATTGGAGGTAAAACAAGAGTATTACCAGAACATTGGGCAAAAGCAAGATGGGGTGATGAAAAGTCAATGAAGTATATCTACAAACACAATGTAGCAGATGTAGTAATATTAGAAAAATTGCACCGTAGACTTGAAGAATATGCCCCACCAAACGTTAACCCTCTATAAGGAGATAGTATGGTCAAAAAAGACAAAGGTCAAGAACAGGTTATTAATAAAGACGGAAAAGAAATCAAATTCTATATGGATGACTTAAGCAATGAAGCAAAATCGCAATATATTAGAGCGAATCAACTTGCATCAGAAGTTATGCAATTAGAACAAGTATTGAATGAAAAACGTTTTGTTGTTAATAACTATGTTTCTTTTGTTGTCAATGAACTTGATGACAACAAAGATGTTGACGACAAAGAAGAAAAATAGATAGATTAATGAAGACTCGTAAAATAAAAGGAGTCACCCATTATTTATATGAAGATGTTGCCGAATTTCGAGACTATCACGATAGTGTCGCTCTGGTTTCAGATTGGCGACATTCTTCTATAGGTAATTGGGTTTTAACTGATGATGGTCAGGTTTGTCAAGTATTACATTTAGGAATGCTAAATAAGGATAATGACAAAAGAAAGACATATACGTTTATTCGAACTGTTATTGGTTCTTTTATTTGTGAAAAAAATGTTTTAATAAAAGGACCAATGAGAACGAATATGCACACTTTTTCATCTGATGGGAAATCTCCTTCTGTTAGAAGAAAAGAAAAAGAGAAAGCAAATAACGCAGAATTTTTATTTGCAAAATATGTTGCAAAAGGAGATGATGTTGTAGAAGCATATATGAAAGTGTTTCCAACAAATAATGCAAACTATGCATCAGGACAAGCAAAAATGCTGCTTAAAACAGAAAGGGTTAGAAATTTGATCAGAGAAGAAATAGATAAATATTTAGACGAAGCTGATATTACTCCTTCGTATCTTTTATCAGAAATGAGAAACATTGTTGATAAAAGAAATAGTTCAGATAGAGATAAACTTTCAGCACTTAATACATTAATTAAAATCTCAGGAATGATGGATACAGATAAGAAAACAGAATCTTTAACATTATTTCAAGGATTTTCACAGGAGCAATTAAATGCAATTCAACAATCGAAAAACAAAAAATTACTTGAAGTTAAGAAGTCTTCAGAGAAATAATAGATGTTATATATGCAATAGAAGGCTTAAAAAAACAGGAGTTTATATTTTAAGTCCAGAACAGAGAGATGTCGTAGCGGTAAAATGTATTTATTGTTTGACTATATATGATCCAAATTTTGAGGTTATTGCTATAGGAATTCCACATATAGCTGGGTATGCATAATGAGACTAGCAGTATATGGAACACTAAGAAGAGGTTCTCCTTATACGGGAAAAGTAGAGGGATTTAGTTTAGTATTTCCTGGTGAACTTTCTTTTCCTACTTTAATAAAAAATAAAAAAGGAGAAGGAGCTGTGGTTGAAATGGTGGATGTTAATGATGAAGATTTATCATACTTTGATAGTTATGAGAATATTGCTGGCGGTTTATATATAAGAACTACAACTGATGTTAATTTAGATAATGGAAAAACTGAAAAAGCTTGGATATATGTAGCAGGGCCGTTACTTTGGGAAAACTCAAAAACATTTACAGAGGTTCCTGACGGGGATTGGTTATCTTCTAAAACGCTAATGATGATGAATAGGGTTGATGATTATGAAAGACAAACCTCAGAATTTTAATATTATTCCACCAGATCTTGGAGCAAAGGAAAGAGCATTAGAGCTTGCAAAAAGAGATATTATAACATTTGGTCAAATGTTTCTACCCGAAGATTTTATGAAATCTTCTCCAGCACCTTATCAGTATGAATTAAGTAAAATTCTTTTAGGCGATGAAAAAAGAGTTTGTATAATACTTCCTCGCGGTCACGCAAAATCAACCTTGGCTAAAACAGCCTTATTACATCAACTATATTTTAACCCGCCTGATAAAAAGCAATTTATTGCTTGGGTGTCTGAAGAACAATCTCAAGCAATTGACCATATCAAATATATTCAAAATCATATTGATATTAACCCTGCATTACAATATTACTTTGGAGACTTAAAAGGAAGCAAGTGGACTGAAAAAGAATTTACCACTGCAAGAGGAGATAGGATTATTGCAAAAGGAACGACTCAAAGATTGCGTGGTCGTTCTCAATTAGGTTTAAGATATACCAATATTGTTCTTGATGACTTTGAATCAGAACTAAATACAAAAACACCTGATAGAAGAAGAGAAATTAAAGAGTGGGTTATGTCTACAGTAGAACCTGCTTTAGAAAATTCTAAAGAACAAGAAGGTTCTGTTTGGTTGATTGGAACTATTGTTCATTATGATTCTTTTTTACAAAGTGTTTATGATGGGTATGAATCTGCAAGAAAGAACAAAAGAAAATATGCTTGGAAAGTTATGTTTAAAAAAGCAATTACAGAAGGAGTTCCTTTATGGCCAAGTTATTTTAGTAAAGAGAAATTAAGTGATATTAGGAGAAGATTCTCTGATATGGGGCTTGTTCATAAATTTGCACAAGAATATTTAAATGACGCGAGAGATTTAGCTTCTGCAAAATTTATGATAGATAGAATAAACTATTATGATGGAAATGTAGAGTCTAGAAACAATTTTAACTATATGATAGTAGATCAATCAGCGATTCCTGTGAATGTATATATTGGAGTAGATTTAGCATATGAAGCAAACTCTAGGAGCGATTACCAGGTTATAATGGTAATAGGAATTGATAAAAGTAGAAATATATATGTTATAGATTATTATAGAAAAAGATCTCCTTTATATGCTATGCCTAAAAAAATAGTAGAAATAGCAAGACAATATAGTCCAGTTAGAAGGGTTAACGTTGAAAAAGTTGGTGCACAAGGAGTTATTAAAGATTATGTAAATCAATTAATTGGTTCCGATAGAAGGCTTGCTCCTGGGTTAGCACAAGGAGTAAGACCTCCATCAGGTATTAAAAAAGAGGATAGAATAGAAGCATTGCTTTGTCCTATTGTTAATAGAAGAAAGTTATTTATAAGAAAAGAACACGTTGATTTAGTAGAAGAAATGTTTCAATTTCCTAAAGGTAAAAACGATGATGTCCTAGATGGTTTATGGTATGCAGTTACCACTGCTAAACCACCTAGAAGTTCTTCTATGGAACTTTCAGATTTTGATGATATTGGTTTTAAAAAAGATAAAAACATTGTTTCACAGACTATTTCTTGGATTACAGGCCAAAAAAGTTAGAAAGGTATTGACATAGATAGGTTAAAATTATTATTTTTAATATAAAAATTAATTTGGGAGAATACCATAGCACATACTGACGATAATAAGAGCAAACCTCAGATAAATAAAGAATTATTTAGAAGATGGAGCGACGCTAGAACGACTTGGGATGTTGAAGCTAGAGATGCTGTAGATTTTGTTTTAGGGAACCATTATACTGAAGAAGAATCAGCTGCGTTACAAGCAGTTGGTCAAGCAGATTTTGTTATTGATAGAGTTTATGCTGCTGTTGATAAATTAAAATCTTTATTAACCGCAAAGCCAGCAAGATTTAGTGCGATAGGAAGAGAAGATTCTGACACTAAGCTTTCACAGGTTTGGAAAACTATTTTAGAATATATTTGGGATATCTCAAAAGGAGATGTTACTTTTAAACAGGTAGTCCACGATTATGCTGTATGTGGTCTTGGATATATGTATGCTTATATAGATCCTGAAGCAGATTTTGGTAAAGGAGAAGTAAAATATACACATATTGATCCTTTTCGTGTATATGTAGACCCTGCAGCTAGAGATAGATTTTTTCAAGATGCTTCTGGAATTATTCTTTCTACCTTTTTAACAAGAGAACAAATACTTAATTTATATCCTCAGTTGGAAGAATCAATTGATAGTGTAGAGGTTGGAGATAATTCTTTGTATGGAGAAGATTATCCAACTTCGAATAGGAAAAATACAAACAGTATTATTACTCCAGCAGAGGCAAAAAATTTAGATTATAATACCAGTCAGAAGTATCAAATATTAGATAGGTTTTATAAAATTAGAGTTCCTTTTTATAGGCTTTTTGATACTTCAAGCGGTAGTGAAAAGATTTTAGACCAGGAAACATATTCTGTAGTAATGCAAGATGAAGAAACTAAGATTGCTATAGAAACTGGTGCTATTGAAATAGTAGAAATTATGCAAGAAAGAATTGCACAATGTTCTACCATAGGAAATGTTTTATTATTTGAGCGTGTTTTAGACACTGATATCTACCCAATTGTTCCATTTGCGAATATTTGGACTAACACTCCCTATCCGAAGTCAGATGTGAACAAGGTTAAAGACTCGCAAAGACTTTTAAATAAGTTATTCTCTTTAACCTTGTCACACGCTCAGTCTGCTGCAGGATTAAAATTATTAATTCCTGAAGGAAGTGTAGATAGCATTAATCAGTTAGAAAAAGATTGGGCAAATCCAAATGCTGTTATTCAATATAACCCAGAATTTGGTGAGCCACATTATCCACAACCAGCTCCTTTAACAAGCGAGTTTTATTTTCTTATAGATAGGGTGGAAAAATATATAGATTTAAATTTTGGTATTCCAGAATTATTGCAAGGGTTTAAAGAAGGGGCTCCTGAATCAGTAAGAGGTACGATGCTTCTATCTGAAATGGGAGAATCAAGAGGAAAATCTAAATTAAGAGATATTGAATCAAGCTTGGCTCAAATTGGTCAAGTTATTTATAATCTTGCTAAAAAACATTATGATTATCAAAAAACCTTTAGAGTAGTACAACCGAATAATGATTTAACTGAGTTTACAGTTAACAATAGGTTGTATGATGATAAAACAAAAGAATTGATGTCGATTCAAAATGATTTAACTTTGGGTCAGCACGATATTAGAATAATATCAGGTTCAACTTTACCGAGTAACAAAGTGGCAGAATACAATATGTACTTAGAAGCTTACAAACTTGGCCTGGTAGACGATGTCGAGGTTTTAAAGAAAAGTGAAATCTTTGACAAAGAAGGTGTTCTCCAAAGAAAGAGCGTTATGGCTCAAATGCAGAACTATATACAACAACTTGAAGACCAAGTGAAGAAACTAAGTGGAGATCTTCAAACATCTGAGAGAGAAACTGTTGGAGCTCGTAAAAGAGTAGAAACAGAGAAATTCAAAACTCAGTTAAATGAAGTTCTTCAAATGGAAAAAACTAAAGGAGATAAAAAGTTGTTAGAATTAGGAGCTGCAATTGATTCTATGACGATCGAATCTGAGGAAGACAACAATTAAACAGAAAAGCACTCGGTTATGCACTAACGTGAAATCGGGAAAGGAGAGATAAAATGGCTAATAAGAATGAACAGGTTGAAGGACAAGACCCAATCACTGAAGGAGTTATAGAAGCGGAACCTACTGTTTCTATAGAACCGGAACAAGCAGAAGGTGTTGAAGCATCTGAAGTAGTAGATTGGGAATCTGAATCTAAAAAGTTCCAATCAATGTATGATAGAAAGACTGTCGACTATGAGAATCTCAGTAGAGATTCTAAAGGTATGGTCGAATTAAAGCAGCTTTTGAATGAAAAACCAGAATTGGTTGAAGCAATGGAGAAAACATTGTCTGGAGAATCTGTTGAAAGTAAAGAGGAAGTTTCCTCTGAATCTTTCGACCCTTGGGATGCCTATTACAAGAAAGATTCACCATCCTATAAAATGAGGGTGACGAATGAGCAAAAACTTGTACACGAAACTGTAGATCGTGAACTCGGAAAACTACAGGAAGCTATGGCAGTCAACAATCTTAAGAATGAGTTAAAGGCCAAACATAGAATGTCTGACCAAGACGCTGAAGAATTTCTAAGATTTGCTACAACTCCTCGTGGTGATCTCCCTCTAGATACCTTGGTAAAAGTGTGGAGAGAAGGATTAGGAGTTAAAGAAAATCCTAGTAAGAAAGCAGTTGAAAAAGCTCAGTCAATTCCAAAGGCGGCTGGAGTTCTTCAAGGTGGGCAACTACCTCAGAAGAGCGAACCAGATCAAGTTTGGGATAGAATTATGAATGTTGGTAACCGTGGCAAGTTAATAAAATAATACAATTAGCTTAGGAGAAAACTAAAAATGGCTTACAATCAGAATATACTAAAGTCATCTGATATTACAGCAGCCGCTACTAGTGCAGGAGTCGGAACGGCTCCGGACCAAAGAAGATTATATGACTTTTCTGACAGAGTTGCAGAACTTATGCCAGAGGAGTCACCTTTTTTCGTCTACCTAAATAAAGTTGCAAAGAATCCAACAGATGATTCTATCTTCCGATTTTTGGAAAATAGAACTGTTACTAATTGGACTTCACGTAATTTTAATTTAGCAGCAGCAGTAAATGGCGGTTCAGCAGTATCAGCTGGCACTTTATATGATGTAACTGTTGACGACGGCTCAGGTTCTGCAATTGGATTCCTTACAAAAGGAATGGTACTTGCAGTTAACACAGTCGACTCAACAGCTGGTTGGGCACAAGCTCTTGTAAGAGTTGAGACAGCACCCGCAATTGGTTCGTCCTCTACCGCATTTAGTGGTAGAGTGATTGATGTATCAAATGCTAATGTTTCAGGTTATAATGTTCTAGCAAATAATGATGCTTGCCAAATTGTTGGCACATCATTTGCTGAAGGATCAGGATCACCCGATACGTTTTCAGATACATTAGACGACGATTTTGGGTACACTCAAATCTTCAAAACATCTTGTGAACTATCCAATACAGCTATTGCAACTCGTCATCGTGGCTATGCCAACGAATTTGACAGAGTTTGGGCTCAAAAACTTCGCGAACACAAAATCGACATCGAAAGAGCTATGCTCTTTGGACAACGAGCACGTGTACAAGGAGTACAATACACCGAAGGTCTCGTAGGACATATCGTAAAAAACGTCAACCCAACGGCTGACGATTCAGCACTTGATTACTCTTCTGGTAGTGCATACTACCGAACTGTAGCTCAAGCTGAATTAACTTATGATAGAATCCTTGGAGATATGGAGGTTATTTTTGACCCAGCAAGAGGCGGAGCAGGTGAAAGACTTGTTCTAGCTTCTTTACCAGTAATAACTTTCTTTAACAAAATGGGTGACGGCGCTTTTGTCGACGCTACTCAAGGCTATTCAAATAGCCCTTATAGATATAATATGGAAAAAGCAGAAGGTGCTTTTGGACACGAATTGAGTCAAATCAATACTGTTCACGGAAGTTTATATCTTGTTAAGGAACCTTTATTTAGAGGAATGGCTAGCGGAATGATGCTTATGGCAGATATGTCAAATTTAGCATACAGACCACTAGTTGGGAACGGCGTTAATCGTGATACTCAAATCCAAACAAATGTACAAAGTGCAGATGAGGATTTAAGAAAAGATATGATTCTTACAGAAGCAGGTCTTGAAATCACATTACCAGAAGTTCACGCTCTATACAACGTGGAGGGAATATAAGATGAGAAGTAGTTATCTAGAACAAAATAGTGGTGCTACTTTTTCCTTTAAAAAGAAAGTAGAACTAATCGGCGTTGCAAGAACTCTTGCTGCCACTGATAGTGGTAAAGAGTTCTATCTAGAATCTTCTGGTGGTGCCTTTACAATTACTCTTCCAACAGGAAGTAGTATTGAAAATGGTATACACTATAAATTCTGGATTCAAGAGAACACACCAACTGCTGCAATAACAATTGCAGCTGGAAGTGCAATCGTATTCGGTCACATCAACGAAATAGAAGTTGATACCGGAGACGATGGTCCAGGTTCAAGTGCCGATGGAGCTACCGGAGTTTCTAATGTTATATTAGGAACTGCATCTTTAAAAGGAGATTATTTCGAACTAGACGCCTATAACGGTGCTTGGTATCTAAATGGTCAATCTGGTAAAGACGGAGCAGTAACAACATCATAAAATAACCCGTGAGGGTAACAGTCTTGGATGACTGTGGGGTTGAACGTATAAAGGTTCAACCCCGAACATCCTAAAGATTTTAATATTAACAGGAGAATAAAATGGCAGCATATAATGCTAACGTAAAAATAGTTATTAATGATATAGGTGTAGCCGCAGATACAGTATCGGGTTCTTTGGCCGCAGATATTAAAGCAGCGGTAAATGCTTTAGATAGCACTAGTCAAGCAATTCTGGATATTTCGGTTGTAAAATTAGATCGTTCAAGAGTAGCCTATATAATTTTATATACTTAAAAATGAATTGTCAACATTGCAATGAACCTAATCCTGAAGGATATTTTAATTGTCCTTCTTGTGGGGAAAGGGCTTCAAAGCCTAAGTTCACTCCACAGTTTGTTGTGAGAGAAAATAATTCTTGGGCAAGAGCAATTAGAACTGACCAGATAGATTTTGGTAGAAAAAATATGGGTGAACATATAGAAGAATTGAAAAAGAAGAACCTGACTCCAAAATTGGGTACAGGCGATTTTGCAAAAGTGAAAGGAAGTTAATATGCCATACGGAAAAGGAACATACGGAAGTAAAAGAGGAAGACCACCTAAAAAGAAAAAGAAACGAAAAAAAGGTAAGAAGAAATAATGCGTGGGCTTGTAAGACAAACAAGGAGAAGTAATGGTGCAAAAAAAACAAGACAAGGGCAAAGCAAAAACACAAAGTATGGTACGCCTGTTAGTAAAAAATATTATAAAAAACCACACAATAGTAGTGGACAAGGAAGATAGATAATGGCAACATTTCAAATACAATTAGAAGATTTAGCAGGAGGATCAAGCGTAGATACAACAGCTATGAGTGATTGGTTAACTGCTGGGGCTAGAACGGTATTAGATATTTTAAGTCCAACAAAGTTACAAAGAATTGCAAGCAATACAAATTTTACAGATTCATTAGATGTTGAAAGTAAAAAAATATTAGCTGTTACTAGAAAAGATGCAAATAATAGCAATAGATATATGCCCTGTAGAGGCTTAACTCCAAATTCAATGGGAAAAGTTTTAGATTCTAATTATATGGAATATGCAAGTACTAGTGATCCTGCATATATAGTTCATAATGATGTTTTAAATACATATCCACAGAGTGTTGCATCTAATGATAGTAGGGTTGTTTATGTTAATTCTGGTATTACTGTTGCTTATGGAGATAGTTCTATATCAAACTTTCCTGATGAAGCAGAAAGTGCTGTAGTATCATATGCTTCGAGAAATTATTTACAAAGATTAATGACTAATTTAATATCTAATACTGACATTACCACTGCTTTAGATGCAGCCAATACAGAATTAGATGAAACTCTATTAGTATGTGATGCAATTAATACAAATGTAGATTCTGCTGTAGCAGAAATATTAGAAACAGTTACCACTGTAGATGCTGCTGTAGATACTGCATTGACTGCAATGACAACTGCAGCTGGAAGAATTAATACAGCAGTAGGTTTAGCAAACACACAGCTTGATAGTGCAGTTACAGCAAACACAGCAGAAGATATAGAATTAGCTTCTTCTCACGTAAACGCAGGTAGCGGTTTTATAGGGGAAGCAACCGCATCGGCAAGCGAGTTAAGTTCTTATGGTGTAGAAGTTCAACAAAGATTAGCACAAGTTGGAGCACAAGGACAGGTTGCAGCAAGATATATTTCAGCTGCTCAAGGATTTGCAACAGAATTACAAAGTAAAATTGGTATTGCTTCAGGATATTTACAAGAAATGCAAGGAAGATTAGCTGTAGATACTACTAAATATTCTTGGTATGAAAAACAATATCAAATGGCTGATGCAAGATATAAAGAACAAATAGAAATATTAAAAGGAACATTATAATGGCAGCAATAGAATTTTCAGCAAAAGAAATATATAGTAGAGTTATTCAAGCAGTTCCTGGTGTTTCAGAGAATTATGTATTAAACTTAATTAATGAAGCATTGGTTGATATGGGAAGATATTCTTTGAAAGTAGAACACGCCAAGACACATTTAAGACATAATCAATTATGGTATGCAATAGATGATGATGAAGGCATAACAGTTAATAAAGTATTTAGATGTACAATATTAAATTCAGATGGTGAATACATAAGAATTCCTAGGTTAACAACTGGATATATGAAACAATTTTATAATGAATCAAGCACAGCTGGAAATACTAGCTGGACGGAGGTATAATGGCATATGTAACTAGCACATATAAAGACCCAAGCGATACATTTGTATGGTGGATTGAAGGAGATAGAATTGCAGTTGCAACTTCAAAAGGAGATGGGAATACCACAGAAACTGGACAAGGAAAACTTAAAGCACCTCAATTAGGTTCAACTGGAGATGCTATGATTGATGGGCTTTTGATTTCTTATGATGCAGAACCAGATAAATTAAGTTCTATAACAGGAACAATTGATTTAGACAACACTTTACAACCTGCTTTAATTAATTATGTTAAAGCACAAGCACTGATGGATGCTGCTGCAAGAGAACAAGATCCAAATAAATCTATGATTAAAGCTCAAGCATCGCAAAGATGTTTAAAGCAATATCAAGACATTGTAAGAAAGTATGGTATGAAAAAGAATGATAAAACAGGTGGATTAAGAGCTGTAGCTCCATACGATTTAAGGTAAAAAAATGGAACTTGGAAAAGATACAAAATTTACATTTAAGCTAGAGACCATAGTTAGTGTCGTATTAACGATTGCGGCTATAGTAGCAGTATATTATTCTTTGTTAGGTGAAATAGCTATAGCAAAGGAACTTCCTGTTCCAGAAGTTGGTAGAACAGAATACGATTTAAAGGACCAGATGATACGAGACACAATTATGAACACACAAGATGATGTGGAAGAAATTAAGGAAGACGTTAAAGATATACAACGTATGTTGATGAATCAATAGTGAGTAACAACTATGAGAAAAACAATTATATATGGCTTATATTTATTATTGGTTGTTGGGTTGTGTTGTCAATCCTCTTATTTATATGGGCAATCAACACTTAAAAACCTAGAAGAAGTACAACTATTAAGCCAACAAGGATGTGTCGTAGTGCAAGTGAATGCTGATTGGAATTTA